CTCTTCACCTAAATATTCACCTGTGATGCAATCAAATTCACCACTAATTAAACTATCTGCTATTTCACCCATAATAATCAATATTTAATGTTTCACATTCAATCTTTCTTCACTCGTATAAGCCACTACAAGCCCAGTTTCATCATGCTGTATGGTGATGTATTTTTCACCCCTTTCTATAGTAGAGAAGTCATAAGGGGTTACCATCTTACCTAACACTTTGCCCAGTTGTTTCATCAGTGGGGCTTCGGGGCTGATAACTAAAACTAAATCCGCTTCCATAATCAATCTCTAATTTCTATTTGAACATTATATCCAAAGCGTGCAGCATATCTACACAGTCTATTGATAATAAGTAACAAGCATTCTGTTTTAGATGATTCAAAATTAACTTGTACCATTTCGTCACCATTTACATAAAAAGCCATTGTTTTCATAATCGTGTATATTGTGGTAGCCCGAAGGCTACCGGATTAGGACTTAAAATAATCAAAATATATATTCACCTGTTTGTTTGTCATAGACACCTATTAAACCGTCTTTATACTTTTTACGGTAATTTTCATAATGTCTTGTTATGATTTTAAGAGAATTAGAATCTTTCACAAATACCCCGTTAAGCTCTAAATAATACCGTTTCATAGTCTTCTATATTACGCAGGGCTTTCGCCCTGCTGGTTAAACTTATAATATTGTAATCTCTTTATTGCCTATCTCTGTATCTACATTCAGAACCTCGTACTTTTGAGCCTTGTAGTTATAAACAACTTCACAGGTATTGAAACCTCTGCCATCTTCTCTTTGGTCATAAACAGTATCTATATGCTGATACATTTTATTGCCTAACATGAAGTTTACCTTACCTGACGTGCAGAAGTAAAATGCTACTGCATATTTCAATGTTTTCTCTTCATCAATCTTCTTTGTTGCCATATCTTATATATTTTAATTGTTATTCAAACTATGTTTTTATTATCATGATGCAAATATCAAATTTTATTTTGAATAAAACAAATTTTGATAGAAAATTTTTCAAATTATTTTTTGATACTATTCTTTATATATTCTATGTATAATTTGAAAACTATTCCTATCTTTGCATCAAATTATAATTTGAATATCATGTTAAGAGTACAAGAAATCTGCAAAAGTCAAGGAATTACAATGCAAGACCTTGCTAAAAGAATGGGAGTGACATATCAAGCCCTGTATGCCGCCGTGTCCGGTAACCCTACTATTGGGAAGTTAGGTGAAATAGCAAAGGCATTGGATGTAGGAATAATTGACTTACTGAATGAGGATAAAGAAGAAAACGCTATTATTTGCCCTCACTGTGGGAAGAAGATTAAAATAGAGAAAGGAGAATAATATGGACTATTTAATAATTGGAATACTGTTCTTCATAGGAAACATTGTTTGGAGTGTTATCTTATTGTGTTTTCAGTCTTACGCCAAAAAGAAAGGAGAAGATTTGGCAACAAAAGAAGATATTGCAGGGATTACTAAAGAAATTGAGTCTGTAAAAGATAGCTATAATAAATCATTGGAAGAACACAAAATTGAACTTCAAAAAGAATTTGAATCATATAAGTACATCAATGAATTGTGTAACAGCATAGATAAGGAATTATTAAGAAAGCTTGTTACTTGCAAAAGGGAAATGGAAAATGATTTTAGAATACATCGAGACAACGATGAGTATGGTTCTTGCGAATCATCAATCCAATCATTATATGATTACTTAAAAAATTATGATGTAAGATATAAGCACAATGAAAACGTAAAACTAATTTTTGAACATTATGAAATAATTGAAGGACTACATGAAAATTATGAGGAAGGATGTGGCCCGTTTGATACACCACAGTACATAGAGGAGCTTGGCAGAATCCATAGTTATGTTGATAGACTAATAGCTATTTTCTTACCTAAATTTTCAATAAAGCCGGAGCATTAAAACTCCGGCTCATTAATTGATTAGCCCTTTGAATTTTAACCGATTTACGATTTCGGCATAAAGATACTCTATATCCCCACTGAAATCTCCATAATTCTGATACAGAAACACGACATCAGCACAATTGTCGGAAATTGTGCTCTTGGACTGAACCCCAAGTACCCTTGACATCTCTTCGCGTAACCCAGCTGTCATTTTCCCACCGGCAAGCGAACTTGGAGAAAACAGGTACAGGATAATGAAAATGAACTTCTTCCGCTGGGTCACACTGTCAATATTCGGTGGGCATCCTCTCTCATTCAGTAACTCAATGAATATTTTGTAGATTTCATGGATAAGGCTTTTGTCTTTCAAAATCGGGGCGGTCAAGGCATTTTCTTCCTCTGAAAGTTCTGATTTCTCGATACGAATCTTTTTAAGACGAATGATTTTATTAAAATCCAGCTCCATAACACGATTATTTTAAAAGTAAATAGTATATTTGCATCATAATCGTGTGAGGGAGGATTGAGTGGTCGTGCGCTTGGTTCTCCTTTTTTTATTTTACAGAGTTATTCTTTTCCTGAATAATCCGATTTTGCTCGTTCACCTCCCTACCCCATATCATAGCGGAATAGATGGCTTTTGCATACAAAAAGAGTTCCTCACAATTGGTAAGGAACTCAACTCGAAGGGCTGCACATTTCGCATCAGTCCAAACTGTTTCATCTTTTTCCATTTCTCAAATCATACTTCTTTATATAGTTATCAACAGTGGTTTTGCTCACTCCCAATTTCTTTGCAATATCTTTCAGGCGCATACCGCTGACAACAAGTTCCCTTACTTCTTCGACATCAACTGTTACCCGGTATCCCCCACCCTTCTTTTCAATCGCTGAAATAGAATTGAATAGTTTTCGCTTCTTCTCTGCATATTCAGGGGTAAGCTTATCTTTTGTTACATATATGACTGTACGGCAGTCTATACGTAACGGGAAATGTTTAATACTTTTTTCCATGTTTGTTTTCTCTCAATTCATTGTATCTCATCTTCTGATTGATATGCCATATAAGGTCTATGTCCAAATGTTTAGCAAGCCCGAAAATAGCCAATAGCATGCTGTTTAATTGCCCTCCTAATGGATAGTCGTATTCATACTCATATCTGATGGGAATTGTGGATATAGCGTATACACTTTCTGTAAAGGTCTCATCATTGCAACTTTCCTCTGCCCCGTACAACATTTCTTCCGTAAAGTCCTCAATGTCTATCTTACGCAATCCGCACAAATCAAGCAGGCGTATAGTTGCATCGGCAAGTTCGTCTTCCACACAGTCTTTGATATATGCTTCAAAGTTTTCCGCAAAATACTTATTTTGATAATGAAAAGTCCGTTCGTCAAATATTGTATCTTTTTTATCGACCGGAACTTTGGCAAATCGTCCTTTCCTATCCGCTTCCACAGCTTCCATAAGCTCGGATATTACAAGGCAAAGACAATGTTCATTACTCAATTCTTCATCGTGGAAACCATGGTCGCAAGCGGTTTTATAGGCGCGGTCGCGCAGTTCATTTAGATTCATCTGTTCTTTCTTTATCAGTTAATATTCCGTTTCTCTTGTCGTAATTACTCATACGGGAGCATTTCCCGTCACACCGCATGTTCACATACATATTACTTGCCATACTCGATATGAATGACTTTTTGTAGCATTGCCCACTGTAGGGGCTGTAATGCTTGCAGTGTTCCTGGTATTCTTTTCTATTCATGGTTAATCAACTAATTCAAATTCGTAAACAAATACATAGGGATTGGATTCCCATGTACCTTTGCCGGAGACTTTATCTATCAGTTCTGCGAATGCGTCACGAGGAGTGCAATAAGGTTGAATATCTCCTTTATAATAATAAACATCCATAAAATGTGTATCTGCACTTCCGCATTGTCCTTTGTAAATTCCTTCTTTCAGGCAATCTTCATCGGAAATATCTTGCAATCTTTCGATTTTGATGCCGGTAATGCGGATATGATGGGGCATGAGGTCAGCGCGGACAAACATTTTATTTTTCCAACCGGGTGCGAATTTAGTTTTAGTATAAAATCCTATTCCGTCCCTATCATTAAGTGCAATTTCGGGATTCATCCCTAAACTTTCATAACATTGTGCAATGGCAAAAACTCCACTAACCTTGTACTTCGGCTGAATAAACATTGGAACAAAGTCATTACAGTCCTTATCATATACAAGAATCTCAAAAAGGGGGCTAACATCATCTGATTCAGTAATCCTAAAACATCCAGCAGGATTTTCTTGATATGCTTTCGGACACTTAATGATTCTTCTTGTCTGCGTCTTCTGACCATCCAATACAGCCTGGGTTAGACTGTATTTATCATTGAACATTATCTTCTTCATTGCTGTTTCTCCTCTACTTTAAAGGATAATTTCTCAAGTTTCTCAATCTGCTTACGAAGAGAAGCGATTTCCCTAATCTTCATTTCTTCCGCCTTTTTCAACGCTTCGGATTTATCGGTGAATGCGTTTTCCCCTATACAGAAGTAAGAACATAAACCATCCCTTACATATTCTCCATCTTCAAATCTACTTCTAATAATATCTGCTTCTATCTCTTTAATACCTTTTGTTAAGGCATACTTTGTTATAAATACTTTTGCCATAGTTATATAAGTTTTAATATTTCTCAAAATTTGGGATTTGTAAATAGAACGAATTTCGAGACATGGGAAGCCAACACTTTTGCTCCTCATTGCACGTATTCCAATTATCTTCCCCAAATTCATCATTTAATGCTTCCACTATCTTATAGGCTACATCTTTTACAAAACGAGTATTAAGTATCCTCTTGCCTTTAATAACGATTGTAGGTGTATAGAGTGAAATTTTATACTCCCCACCGTTTTCTATCGACCAGCTACCTTGTGCTACTGTAATGTGCGGATTGGTTTCATTCTTATACTCTTGTACTATACTTAGATAGCCATTAAAATAGTTGGCTATTAGTTCCGACTTATATACTTTTAGCCCCGTTGCTTTTTCTAAAAGTTTTCTAAGCCTATAAGCATCATTTACAACAGGGTCCATTCTCATATAAGTTTTAATGCTTCTTGTATTCCGGCCTCCAGTGCTTCCTCGTAGGATTTATAATGGATAATAGGTCTATCCGACAATCCTACTAAATCATGTTCCGGAATTGTCAGTATATCATATATCCAATAGTCTCCATACATATAGGATATTTCGATATGAAGTTTTTTGTTTTCACGCAGCCACTTTTGGGCGATATACAATGTTGGACACAAAAATTCAACTGGTTCGTCATCTATTTCCGTACAACACGACATATTTTGCGGAAGGTCATATTTTGTAATAACCTTATTGCGGTCTATTATGTGTTCACACTCCCAATCAAATCCTTTCTCTTTCAGCAGCTTCGCTGTCTCTAATGTTACGAGTTCTTCGGTCATAATTAACTTTTATTAAAGTGTTCAATCAATTCGTTTACGGTAGCCTTGTGGATGGTATCCGTGTTAATGTCAACATCATTGTAGGCCCAATAGGTAGAGAACTTGATTTCCGGACACAGAATCCATTTATCTCCATCCGTAAACCATTGGTTCTTGTCTGTATCATTCCTCAATGCAGCGATAGCCAAGAAAAACTCCTCGTTGGTTCCACAATCAATTCTTCCTTTCTTGGTGACAGTGTCTACATCATATATCACTCCATATAAATTACCATAAGACGTTATGATAGCCTTTCCCTCTTCGATACTTTTATGACTTCCCTTGCCGTCATAATTATGTGCATCTAAAGTTGTATCACCAGAATTAAGGATTTCATATCCCAACTCTTCCAGTTTCTTTCTAAGTTCCTTTGTATTTTTGCGTATAAAGCACGGTGTTGTAAATCCCATAGTTATTCCTCCTTATCTATCTACTTATTACGATATATTTCTCCAACGTTTTTATGTGTTTCACGACAAGGTGTAACAGTTACTTTGCCACGATTGACAAAGCCCTCACAACCAATAACGGCACAAACAACATTAAACTCATGACACACAGATAGCAGTGAACATCTTTTACAGTTAATTTTATATTGTACCGCTTCATGCAGCACTCCGTCTATTATTATTCCGTTCTTTATTTCCATAGTTATAACGTTAAGGTTATATTGTTTTTTATATGCTCTATGGGGGAAGCAGTTAACGCAGATTTTTCCTCTTCTCTGTGTATATAAATAAATATATTATTGGCTTTTAAACCCGTTTCTGCTTCAAGCTTTTCCAAAATATGAGCTATCTCCATTTCGGCTTTCGCTTTCTTGTTTTTTGCTTCTTCTATATTCATGGCTATTTCCCTTTCAATTTCTTTATTAGTGCATCGGCTGCTCTCAAGGAACCTATTGCAATATCATCATAAGTTTCACTGTCATCGTTTATTCCTAAAGCAATACAATACCCTTGCATAGCGGATTTTGCCAATTCATATCTACGTTGTTCCCAATCAATATTATCAGACCCTTCTTGAAGTATTTCAACCTCATCAAAACTTAATTCAATAGGACTCCCGTAACTATCACACTTATCAAGTGTGACACGTGCGTAATCAGAAATATTGATAATTTCTCCAGTCTCTTTTATTCTCGCTTTCATTATTTACCCTCCTTTTCAACATATCCGTTTTCAATACACCAGCACAACATATCGTAAGCCACATCAATAATATTTTCAGACTTTTTCGAGATAAGTTCTGTAGCATCAGATTTATAGTAATATATATCCCAATATCCACAAGACGATTCAATGCAAATCTTATAAAAATCGGAACTTATAATTATAAGTGTCGGTAGCTTATCGAGAATATCCTGCAAAGTGTAAGTGGGAATTATTTCCCAAAATGCACTATCTCGTTTTTGATTAATTACATCTTCATATATTTCAAGTTCCCATTTTGCATTGTTATAAGAAAGAGCGTAACACCAACACATGCTTCCATCGCTTGTATCCAACCCAAGCTCCTGCAAATGTTTCATCTGTTCGACTGATAATACTTGTTTTGATTTCATAATCATTGCTTTTTATTAGGTATTAAATCATCCAAATACGCCCATTCTTCAATGGCATCTTTGGAACACTCGTAATCATCGCACTCTTCATCGTCCCAGCACTGCTCTGTTACATTCCAATAGCGGACACCGTAACCAGTTCCAGTGCTTAATTTCCCATATACAAGGCATGGTATCTGCGGATAATGTTCATTTTCGTATTCTCCATGAGCTTGTGGCACTTCATCTTTGGTCTTATGCCACACGCTATTAATGCGCCATTCAGCACCAGCTATATAAGCCCGTTCTGTTACATCAAGTACTGCATCGCGAGCACCGGCATCATAATTATCTTCTTCAAAGTTTATCTCAAAATCGCTTGATTCCAATATCTTTTGGAGATAGTTGTAGGCTGCTTCTTCTGCTGTCTGTTTCATAACTTATCCTTATTAAATGTTTTGATTTATGTAGTTCACAATCTTTTCCAACTTGCTTGAAGCAAAATTGGTTTCATGATTTAATCCTCCATATTAGGTAGTAAATCTTCGATGTATGCCCAGCGCATATAATGATTCTTTTCCGAAAGTTCTTCCCATGGCTTGCTCTTGGTTAAATAGACCAAATCATAAGCACTGTCAATATCCTCCACAATGAGCATCTTCCCTTTGTCTGGCCTTTCGCTTGCATCATGCCACACGCTGTTGATACGCCAGTTCGCACCGGCAATAAATCCTTCTTTAAATTCATCTGCACCACATTCGCAACAATCGAATGCTGTATTATGACCGTTACAATGTTCGCAATATTCACGTTCTGAACATGGATAGGTCCCATTACAATTATAATGCTTATGAATTGCTTCCCTTGCTGCTTCTTTTATTGTCTGTTTCATATCTTATTTCTTTTTCTTGATTTAATCTTGATTGGATTGTTTTTTGTTCCGGTACCGAACCATTCTAAGCGAAAACCGTGTATCCGGAGCCAATATTTAAAAGCGGGGATAGTTGCCTGTGTCATATTCTTCTCGATTAAATTATTACCATGACATCACGCTTTCTGACGAATATAGAATCCGTTATATAGTACGTGATGGCTTTCTCTTCCGCATCTCTCAACAATTCGTGTTTAAGAATCTTATAGTAGGAGTTGGTATGCTCTGTATAGACCATGATTTCCCTTACCCGTTTCAAATCGTCTAAAAAGGATTGAGGGTTATGTTCCTTTATTTTCTTTATATTCATTTGTTTTCCTTTCTTTTATTCCGTTCCCGATTGTCTTCCGAAACACACATTTTGCACCATGATGTCTTGATGTGATACACCTTTCCGTTGCGATAGATTGTCCTGTCATAGAAGCAGGATAGTAAAAGCGGTCTTTTGCAGCGGCTACACACCTTGCGTTCTACCCCGTCCACCATCACTCGGTTCCTCGGTTTCCGCTTCACTATCTCGCACGGACCGCATTCGATAGCGCCGTACTTCCGGCAATAGGCAAGGGAATGCTTGCCGCACTTGGCGAAAGAGGTGCAATCCGAACGGGGAACTGTCTGGTGAATGTTCATATGCCTCTGTTTTATACGTCAAATAGACTTGTTTGTACCAAAGCTCCTTTCTTTGTTCTTATTTCACCTAAACATTCTCTAAGAAATCGCTTTTCCTGCGATTCGAAATACTCCTTGTCTATCTCCGTAGCATAGAAATCAATGCCCATCTTATAAGCCACTATGCGGGAGCTTCCGCTTCCCAAATGGGTGTCAAGTATCTTATCCCCTGACTTTACAAATTTCTTAAAGACCCAATGATAAAGCGCTATCGGCTTCTGTGTGGGGTGAATCTTAGCTTCTTTGTTTGCTCCTCCGGTATTGGATAGATGGATGATAGCTGCAGGACAATCAAATGAAGTCCATGCAAGTTCAAACTGCGAAAAATTCTCCCACGGTTGCATCTTGTCCCAACACAATATTCCCCGTGTAGGTGGAAGAGGAAAATAATTCCCACCCCATATAATCTGATTTTGGCTTACTCTAAACAATTCTTCAAAGTATTCATCGGTAGGTTGGGATAAATCCCAATCACAAGACATTGTATTTAATGCTCTGTTTCTCAGCTTTCCTGCTCCTTGATTTAATCTTCCATTTTTCAACCGTTGCGCAACGCTTTCGCCATTGTAGCCACCATATTTACGGTTCAAGTTGGTTCCCATTGTCATATTGGGTGCATTTATTCCATAAGGAGGATCTACTATAGCTAAATCAAAGAACTTGTCAGGAATATCCTTCATGTATTCCATACAATCCATATTGTACACCTCACTTATCGGCATGATTCAATCCTTTGGTTTCATTGTTTCTGCTTTTTCTTGCAAGTTCATCAATCATTCGCTGGTACTTCTTTGCCACCAACGGGCAGCGTATGCGCATTGCATTGTCACGCTACCATTCCAATTGTTCGATTTTCTTTTCAATCTCTATGTCCATGATTATTTACCGTTTGTTTCTTATTTGGATAAACCCTCGTTTTTCGCATTCCTTCAACAGTTCCATATCTTCATCCCTTATATCGCATGGCGTCTCACGATTAACACTCATGTAATCCGATATGCCAAACTTTTTGCATATATCATAGTAAAAGCGTCTTTGCCTGCCTCTTGTCGTCCAACATATTGTAAGTCTCATACTTTATTGTCAAATTTATGCTTTCGCCACTACTTACGTAAACTGATACTACATACACGATTTGCCGCTCGTTTCATGGCTTCTGCATCTCCACTTTCCACAAGCTTACGTTCACGTTCAAGATACTCGATATAGGAAATTCCGTTGCTACCGCGCTCTTCTATCTCCTTTTGGCGCTGTAGTCGGTATTGCTCACGTTCGTAACGCTCAATGTCAATGCGGCGTTCCTTGATATAGTCAAGCATAGCGCTTGTAATCTTCATCGGGTCTATAGCTCCATAGAATCGTCCGTATTTCCCAGACTTAAACCGTGCAATGAAAAAGCATATCTCAGCTGCATTGATGTAATAATACTCAGAAATAAATATCTCTGCTAACTCATTAAGCTGCTCCTTAGCAATCTTGGTAGATACCTCTGCGAAGTCATTGAGTGTACCGAATTGAATTTTCAACCATTCCAAAGGGGTCTCATCTCCATAAGTCGAAGCCAATAGCCCTAATGTAGGTATGGAAAAATTCATGGCTAAATCGGAGTGAGTCGCCTTACACCTAACAATTTTGAACTGCAAATCTGGATTGTAATCAAGTATGAATTGTGCAGGGTCAGGATATTTATTCAATAACGCCCTCTGCTTCAAGTTCCTTTCTTTTTTTTGCGGCAGCTTCTCTGACTGTTGTAGCGACTGCAAGAACTGAATCACGTTTTCGCTGCTCGCTATCCTGTTGATTTTTACTAAGTCTTGTCCCATTATAGTTTCCTTCCAATATTTTAGTAAAGTTTGCCTGTTTGAAAATCCAATCAAAGTCACATTTCCAATTGCGGTCATTAGCTCCCAGCAGAAATGGGGATTGAAGAATGAGATTGAAAACAGTCCTCACTGACTCTTTTCCATATTGGGCTATCCGGGCTTTTACAGCCTTTTTTCTCACATCGGTCATTGATTTTATCTGCTGGAGTCTATCTTTGAATGTGGAATTATAGTATTCCATCAATCCGCTGTAATCAATCTTTTCAGAAAGAGAGGGCGAAGAAAGCTTGTCTTTCTTTGATACTCCGTCAGGAGTATTTTCTTTCTTTTGCTGGGAAGATATATCTATATACTCTCTTTCTTCTTCTTTCTTTGTATTTGTGCCCTCCGTGTGCCCTGATTTTTGCAAAAGTTCGGATTGCGGCAGATTGTTGTTCACAGACTGTGCCCCAAGTTGTGCCCTTAGCTGTGCCCATTCGGACTGTAATTCTTTGATTTTCTTTTCAATATCTGTGCCCTTGCTTGTGCCCTTACTTGTGCCCATTGGATTATATTCTTCATATTTACATAGGGTTATAAGGTTCATTCCCTGATTGCACTCAACAGTTATCATACCTTTTTTCTTAAGATGTACAAGAAAGGAACGCACTTTCTTTTCAGACCATTTCCAGCGTTGAGATAAAAATCTTATGGATGCAGGATATTGACCTCTTGAATAAGAGATTTCTCGACCTCCGATACTCTCCTTTCGGAGCGTTGCCTCAAATCGTGCAGACTGGATTAAGTCTAACCACGCTTCACAACTGCTAAAAGTACGGGCTTCATTCCACATTTCATTCGAGAAAAACCTGCGGCTTAGCCTCAAAAATCCTTCGTCCATAGTCTTAGAATCTCACGTTAGTTAATTGCCTTCCGTTAGAAAATACAGCCCACTTACCATTATCGCTATCAAACAATCGTAAATCCGACACCTCTCCGAAACGTTTGATGTTACCGCATAAATCCACAATCCATCCACATTCTTTAGAAGGATGTGGGCGGATGGCACGACCGACTATCTGATACCACATAGCAAGCGACATTGTAGGACGTGCCATAACGACTGTATCAAGTTCCGGATAGTCAAAGCCGGTGGTTAATACCCCGACATTCGCCACTACCGAAATTTCACCAGCCTTGAACGCTTCAAGTATCCTTTCGCGCTCACCTTTTGGGGTGTCACCCGAAACGATTGCGGCTCCGGGTATAGACCAGGTAAGCCGCTCCGCTTCTTTCAGAAAACGGGTAAAGACTAAAATACCTTTCCGTTTTCCTCCGGCTTTGGGATTCATCAGTCTTTGGACAATATGAACGAGATAGCCGTAAAAGTCTATCCGTTCATATTCTCTTTGAACTGACCTATCTGTATAGTCGGCACCAGTAGTATTTACTTTCAAGTTAAGTTCGTTCCATCCCGAAGGATTCATTGGATAGTAATTCAACTTCGCCAAATAGCCCATATCTAATAGGGTTGATACCTGTACATGATAAATGACCTCTGAAAAGACATGAGGCTTTGTCCGGGTGATAAATTTCAGCATAGAACCAAAGTCACGGCTGGAACTTAAACGATACGGTGTAGCTGTCAGCCCAAGAACCTTACACTTCACCGCATCAAAAAAATCTTTGTACATACCCTCTTTAGGGTTAACAAGGTGGCATTCGTCCACGATGATGTTCTTGAAGTGGGTGAACAGTTCGGGATGATTCTTCACACTGCCGATGGTGGCGAATGTTATCCGGCTTATTTCTTTTGAGTTGAATGAAGCTGAATAGATGCTGCAATCAAGAATACCGTATGAACAGAGTTTCTTGAAATTCTGTTCGAGTATTTCCTTCGAGGGCTGGAACACCAAGGTATGACCGTCAAGCCTTGCAGCTATATCCGCTATAATAAGCGACTTTCCGCTGCCCGTAGGTAGCACCATAATGGCATTTGTTTTCTTCGCCCTGTTATTGAAGAAAGAAACGGCAGTATCAGAGGCTTTCTGTTGGTAATCTCGCAATACATAACTCATAAACCTTTCTCCTTTCGTAACTTCTTATTGAGTGCTTTGTAATACTTAATTAGTTGCTCGTACTCAAAATCTGACATCTTAGAAGTACCAGCAGCTTTCACTTTCAGCAAGTCAAATTTCTGTTGCCCGATTTTGGCTATCAAATTCTCACGGTAGCCTTCAAGGTGGTCGGCACGGAAACGGTTGCACGCACGGCATTCGGCATGGCAATTGTTTTCATCAAACCGTGTTGCCAAATGTGTACGACTGAAATAGTGCCCGCAGTCTGCTTGTGTAAACGGCTTTATCTGCCCGCACGAGATACATCTAAAATACCCGTTTGGCATTGCATCACGAAGCCGGATAAAAAGGGAGAACTCTTTATCAAGTTTCGCTTTTAAATCCGGCTTCTTCTTTACTGTTACCCCTGCTTTATCAAACAGAGGTAAAGGCTTGTCTTTCTTCTTGGCCTTTGTTCGTTTTATGTAGTATGGCATTATTTAAATCCCCATTCTTTCATGTAGTCAATGTTTTCAGGAAATCCCTCTACTGATTTAGGACTAAGGAATATTTTCTCACTCTTCAATGGAGTGCCTCCCCAAACAGTAGCAGGGCATTCTTCATATTCTTCTTTAGAAACTTCACTTACATTAAAATGGGGTTGGAAGCCATATCCCATTACGCTTTCCCCTAAGTAAGTACCAAACTTCTTTAAAGCCCATTGAAATGCAATATCTTTATATAGGTAATGTTTAGAAAACACAGCCACATATATTTTATGAGAGAAATTTCCTGTTTCTGTTAAGTCAGGATTACATCTGATACAGAAATACTTAATACGTGAAAGTATTTCTTCAACAAACCTTTCATGCTTTTCGCAATCTTCTTTCGTTAAGAACTCTTTCCCGTCATTTGCAATGTAAATAGTCTTGGTAATTTCTTTTGTTTCCATGCTGTTTTTTATTAAAGCCCCGAAGCGTATTCTCCGGGGCACAACCATTATTTACTAACCCTTGCCATTTATGTGTGGCTCACATTTATGAGGGGCGTAGGGGAATCGAACCCACCAAACCATAATTGGGCAGTGCCAGCAATCATGATTAACTTGCCGATTGAAGCTTCATAAATCAACAAGCCCTTACAACGTATATTGTGCACTTATCCATAATAAGGAACACAGCCAGTGCTTACGCCCCATGTTCGCCCGCCATATCTTCACAGACCGGACAGGCAGGTTAACAAAGTTATTCCATATAAGCCATTGAAAACTCTTTCGGAATAAACCGCCCGACCGGGATAGGTTTGGCTGATTCAATGGCTGTATGTATTTCCCTCTTTCTGAACTCATGTCCCTTTTCTTTGGCTTGTTTCTCACATTCTTCCTCTTTGTTTTTGAGATAGTGGGTAATAAGCATCATTGCTCTGTCAACGTTGAAGGTGTTCACGACAAAAGTCTGAACTCTCTCGTCTTCATTCTCCCCATCCGTGAATGTGATTTTCGTCTCAATCTGATAGAATTTCTTTTCATTGGGCTTGGAATCTCCCTCTTCTTCATCTTCTTCCGTTACAGAATCATTTAAAAGGAATGTATCTTTTAATTCTTCGAGGGTGGCATCATCTACCTTGCGTTCTTTCAAATTATCAGTAAGAATCACGCAAGAATCGAACTCCTTGAGCATTGTCAAGGTGAATCCGAACATATAGTTTAGTTCGATGTAATCTTTCAAGATACTACAAGAATTCTCCAATCCGGTGGCATACAGCAGGAACTTATGTTTCTTGTCCCCTATTTGTGCCTGTGCAAGATAGGGATATAAGAATTTGTTCTCGTTCTCGAATGCCAAGCGGTTCTGGTTGCTGACTTCCACTTCCTTAATGCCGTCAGCTTCCATACTGAAACGAATTTTCGCCAAAGTGTCTTGGTCTATCAGCGTGCCACGGTCAAAAAGAATTTCATTCCGTTCGATGGTTACTGTTTCACCTGTATCTTCATCAATGAAAGACTCCTCCCATGTTTTGAGGACACGTTTTGCAAGGTACATGTTGAGCATCTTTTTCGGGTCAGATGTCACATACCTGATTTCTGTTTTTCTTGTTTCTATCATAACTAAATAAATTCTTGATTTCTTTGTATTTCCTGCTGGGCGTATATCAGCA